AGCCAGTATTTCCGGGGGTTCTAGCCGGATCGCTTCTCAGATGGGAGCGTTTTGGGAACACTTTGGGAATGGTGGAACGAAAAAGGCAGCCTGCGAGGGCTGCCTTTTGTCGTTTCTAGGCCCTGGATTCAGAGCTTTAGCGAGTGCTCCAAGAGCGGGATCATGTCCGGGCCGTCCTTGCTGATGTACTTGCCGTAATGGCGTTCAAGCATGGCAATCGTCGTGTGCCCCATCTGATCCTTGAGCCACTGCAGTGTCACTGCGCCGGTGGTTAGCAATTGGCTGGCGTAGGTGTGGCGGCAGTTGTTCGGCCCCCGGTACCGCACGTCGGCCGCTGCCAGGTGCGGGCGCCAGAATCCCTTGAGCAACGCGTCCGAACTGCTGTGCGCAGCGCCAGTGCTGCTGCAATGGAATACGAAGCGCAACTTTTGCCGCTTCCTGGTCTTGTTATCTCGATCCAGGATCTCGACTTCCACTGGTTTCGACTTCTGGGTGTGGATGGCCTGGGCCATCAGAGCCTGAAGCGCGGGCTTGAGTAGGCGCACCTCGCGGTTGGACCGCCTGTTTTTCGTCACCTTGTACACGCCGCGCACTTGGCCGCGACGGAATCGCACCGTACCGGCCTTGAGGTCGACGTCCTCCCAGGCCAGCGCGATGGCCTCCGACACCCTCGGCCCCGTCCATATCATGAACTGCGCAAGGTGCAGCTCCTGAATCTTGTCCGTGGGCGTGCTTAGGATTGCGTCGATTTCCTCACGGTCGAATGGGTCGACCTCGTCCGGGTCGGGCTGGCGGATGGTGATGCCTTCGGTTGGGTCATGCGCGGAGCGATTACGCGCCCGGTACAGGGTGAAGATCTGCTTCACCAGGCTGACGATCTCCCGAACTGTGCGGTTATGCAGGGTCGGCATCAGCGTCTTGTGCACCCACTCCTGCAGGTGCAGGTGATCGATGGCGTCGGCTTGTTCGTCGCCCCAGCGTGGCCGGATGTGTGTCTCTACCTTGCTTTTGTAAGTGCGGAAGCCTGACGGTGCCATCTCGTTGCGTTTGATATCGAGCCAAAGGTCGATGTAGTGGCCAAGGGTGTTGGTTTTCACCTTCGGCGAGTTCGGGAAGTGGCGGGCGTAGTTGAAGGTACCGGCCTTGATTTCGTACTCAATTACGCCGACCAAGCGTTCTGCCTGGGCAATGTTCGCGGGCGTAGCGGCTCCATTGAACGGCTCGCGGCACAGTTCGCCCTGATAACGGAAATACACACGTACGCGATTGCCGCGTACCTCTACACCATTCGCCATTGTGTCCCCACGCGAAACAACGAAAGGCCCAGTTTATGGACCTGAAAAGCAGCACGGCCCGTTGCGAGGCCGAGAAGATGAAGCGCCCGATTCTTGCCTGGATGCTGGCCGTGGGGCGTTATACTCGCGTCACGCCCGCCGGCCGCGCATCGGGCAAGGATGACGGTCGGGCTGGGCGCTCAACGGCAACCACAGTGACTATGGTCTGGACGTGTTGCGTGTGGCTCGGCAAGCTCTCAGGAAATAGGGTGGCAAGGAGCCATTGCACGTGAAGCGATTTGAAATGCCAGAGAGCATGAAGGTGGCCAGCATTTGGGTGGTGTGGGGATTTCTGGCCATCGGTGCATTGGGTTGGGCACTGTTTGCTGTGCTGGATTTCTTCGGTGTGAAGGAGCAGGCCGGTTGGGCCCAGGCAGTAGGAACGGTGCTGGCTGTCATTGGTGCAGGCTATTTCCCGATATGGCATGAAATTCAGAAAGAGCGACGTGAGAAGACTCGCTGGCTCTGCGTTCTGCTTGAGTCTGTCGATACCGAGTGTGCACTTCTTCGTCAGTTGCGACGCGCGATGTACGGGTTTTCCACTGGAACAGTCACGGATTACAAGACGCTCCACCCTCGGGGCTATTGGACGAACCAAATGGAGATCTTGTCTGCTATCCCCCTGTGGGTGCTTACCTCCCATCAGATTCAATTGGTGGGAGACTGTAAAGTTGCGGTCGGATATGCCCTTGGAGTGCTCGATCAGCTTGACGAGATCAATGGTTTTTGGGACGAGTGGATACAAGAGCGAAAACCAGGTGACTGGGTCGATGACTGCGTTTACGAGCTTGATGCATTCATCAGTTTCTGCGCCGAACTTGTAGAGTCGCTCAGGCGTATGCCGGGCGTTAAGGTGACGGCTTAGCACTGCATCACATGGAAATGGTTGTGCCATGGTAGCCTTGGAACTACCAACTTCTTTGGGTTCTGCTTGCATGGTGGTTCTCCTTTCGGGGGTTGGTCCGGCCCTGGTGAGTTGCCGCTCACCGGGGCCTTTCTTTATGCCGCCACGTATCCGGCGGCGGTCTTGCTCAGCAGGCCCGCTTCTGTGGCCTGCTGCATCAGTCGGGTGGTTTTCTCGCTGCCCATCCTCAGTTCCCGCGCTACCTGCCTGACGGCCAGCTTGGTGCCGCTTTCGGTGCGGGCGATCAGTTGCAGCAGCTCGGGCGGTAGGTCGCTGGCCGCGTCCGTTGCCGGCGCTGTTTCTGTGCGTTCCTGTAGCTGTTCCTCGGTGCGTTTCTGGCGTGCCGGTACGGTTGCCGCTGCTGTTTCGGTAACGGGGCGCAGCGCGCAGAGGATCAGGGCCGGGACTACCTCAAGCGCCAGGGCGAAGCCCAGGCAGAGCAGGGTGGCCAGTTCCAGGGATAGCCCTGCGGCTTTTGCCGGTTGGCTGCGCAGGGCGGTGAGTTCCTGGGATGCGCTGTCGCGGCGAACCTGGGCAGCGTTGCGCAGAGTGTCGATGCGGGCGAGGGCGGCGATCTCCAGTTCCAGGGCGCGGGTGACCATGCCGCGTTCGCGCAGGGCGTTGGCCTGGTGATGGACTGCGACCGCTTCGGCGTCTAGCTGCTCGATGCGGGTGGCGTCAGCCTGGCGCAGCTCCAGCAGGTCGGCTTGGCGTTGTTCGTGCTGCGCCTGGTGCTCGGCCTGACTGCTGATGATCGAGGACATAAGCCGGTCATAGGTCGCCCAGCCGGAAACGGCGCCCAGGGCCAGGGCGCTGGTCATCATCAGCAGTGCGGCCAGGGTGCGGCGGGCTGCCAGCAGCATCAGGGCCAGCGGCCAGGCAGCGTACTTGAACAGGTCCAGCACCACGGCGGCGCCGGCGAACAATGCGGCGAGCACAGGCGCGGTGATCAGCGCGGATATGGCCATCGCCACCGACGTGGCCGTGACACCCGCCAGGGCGGCGACCATGGCCAGCAGCGGCCAGCGGTGGTGGGGTTGTAGGTGCATGGTGGTTCTCCTTCGGGCAGCCCTGCCGAGTTGCCGCTCGGCAGGGCTGGGGTGGGTCAGTGAGTGATGGCCAGCAGTGCCTCCGGCACAACGCTGCAGAGGGTGAACAGGGCGACTAGGGCCACGGCGCTGCCGAGCAGCGTGAGGGCTTTGTCGATGGCGCTTTCGTTGTCATGCATGGTGGTTCTCCTTTGGGGTTGAGCCGGCGTTGCCGCGCCGGGTGGGGTTACGCCTTGAACATCCAGCACTTCACCGTGGGACAGCGCGGCGCTAGGGGATTGCGGGCGTTGTAGGCCGTGCGCACGGCGCTATCCACGGCCCGGTTGATGTCGATGCAGGGGCGCGAGCGGCTGTTCTTGAGCAGGCTGCGCAGGGTCGCCACGTCCGCCAGCTTCTGCTTGTGCTCGGCGGCGCGTTCGGCGAACTCGTTGAGGTTGATGGCGATCAGGTCTGGCTTCTTGCTGTGGTTGACCACCGCGCCGTCGCCCAGGGATTCCAGGTAGTCGTACACATCCCAAAAGGTGCGCACTTCCTCGGGGTCCGAGTTCACGGCGCCCTGGCGCTCCACGGCCATGGCGATCAGCTCTTGCTGCGTGGCGAGGTGCTGCTCGTCGGTGATGGGCAGAATCAGGCGCAGGGCATCGAGCAGGGCGAGCAGCTGCGCGTGGTTCTTGATGATCCGCTCGATGCGGATGTCGCGAATCGCCCGCAGGGTGATTTCGTGCTCCTTCACCTTCTTGCGGAACACCTCCAGTACCTGCTGTTCGGCCTTGGTGGCCAGCAGCAGGAAGTGGCTCACGTCCGTCGCCTGCAGGTGGTTGAGGTTGTCCGCCGCTGCGCGGCTGGCGCTGGTGACGTTCGGCCGCACGAAGTGCAGCTTGATGATGCGTGTAAGGATGGCCTCGGACGCCGCCACGGTGGCGTTCTGGCTGAACACCAGGGCCGCGCGAAAGGGCGGCGCGTTGGTGTCGTTGCCGCCGTTCTTCACGCCCGTCAGGCCCAGGCCGCGGCCGTTGTACAGCGGCTTGAACTGGTCGAAGTCGAAGGCCTTCACCAGCCCGCCTTCCTCGCCGCTGCGGTCGGCCTCCAGCACCACCACCGGCATGCCGGCTGTCTGGCTCAGCCAGCGACGCAGGCCGGCTTTGGTCATCTTGAGCGGGTCGTCGCCTTCCTCGTCCTGGCGGCCGAGCAGCTTCCACAGGAACATCAGCAAGGTGGACTTGCCGGCGCCGGCTTCGCCGGTCACCTCCAGGAAGGGGAAGCTCTGGAACTCGGCGCGGATCTGCTCGGCGAACAGCGAGCCAAACCAGTACACCAGGGCAATCAGCCCCTGGGCGCCGAAGCACAGCCACAGCCAGTCGAGCCAGTCCGTGCGGTAGTCGTGGCCTTCGGCGTTGATCTCCATGCGGATGGACTTCTGCAGCGTCTTCAAACGCAGCTTCTTGAACTCGAAGTAGTCCTCGGCGTTGACCTTCTCCACCACGCCGCCGCGCACGGCCAGGTCACCGAACACCCAGCAGCCGTGCTCCTTGCTGTAACCGATGTAATCCAGTGTCTGCACGGTTTTCAGGCCGAACAGCTGCTCGCGCATGATCTTGTCCAGCTGCGCGCCGCTGCCGGTGAACACCGCGCCGGCGGCCATGCCCAACAAGCGCTTCTTGAACTCGCTGGCTGCTGCCACCTGGGCGCCGGTGAAGGTGTTGCGCACGGTGGGTTCATCGTGCGGGAAGTCAACGCGGAAGTAGTACCAGCTTTCGTCCGTCAGCTCATTGCGCTGGAAGTACAGCGCGCGCGGGTAGCAGTTGGCGATTTCCGACACGGCGCCGCACTGGCGCATAGCCTTGTCGCGGAGCTGGTTTTCGGTGAGCTGGCGGTCCTCAATGCTGTCGGACTCTTTCAGGTGCTGGATAGCCTTGGTGAGCTTCTCCAGGTCCATCTTGAACCAGTACAGGCGGTTCTCGAAGGCGAAGTGAAATTCGTGGCGCTCGCGCCATTCGTACATCAGCGCGCCTTTCTCGGCGGCGCTTTCGGCCAGCAGCAGAGCGCCGTGGTAGCGAGCAGCCTTGAGGTCGCGTTCACGCTGCTTGATGCGTTGCTCGGCGTTGTCGATGAACTGCCAGCGCTGGTGCAGGTCGTTCCAATCCACCTTGCGGTCGTGCTGGGGTATCTGCGCGGCGCTGCTCTCGTAGCCCAGGGCTGCGGCCATGGTGACGTGCTTGCGGGTGTAACGGTGCGCGCCTGGCTCGTTGTCCAGCGCCCACACCAGGCGCGGCAGCTTGCCGCCACGCTGGCGGGCCAGCTCCTTGAGCGATTCCGCCGGGAAGGCGCCCGAACTCATGGCCGATACCGCCACAATGCCGTGGTGGAGCAGGGCGATAGCATCGAAGATGCCCTCGACGATCCACAGCTCCTTCACCGCCAGCAGATCCACACCCGGAGGGCACCACCAATAGCCCTTGGGGGACTTGCCCGTAGCGAAGCGTGCCTTCTTCTTGCCGAAGCGGTGCGGCCGGTCGATCAACCGCTCCCAGTAGCCGCCGTGCTCCAGGGCGAAACGCACCGTGGCCGAGCCGATGCCCAGGTCACGATCCCAGTAGTTTTCCTGGGTGTAGGTGCCCTTGATCAGGCTCAGGTCAAAGCCACGGGCAAAGCTCAGGTAGTCATCCGCTGTGCGGTTGGGCTCGGCGTCGGTCGCGGGCGAGCGCTTGCTCCAGTCGTCGAACAGATCCTCGAACAGCTCTTTGACGTGCCACTGCTCGCCGCACTTGCTCTCGCGGCCGCACTTGATGAACCAGGGCTCGTCGCTGCGCGAATACAGCTCCTTCTTGCCGCAGGCCGGGCACGTGCCCTTGCGCATGTAGGGCGTGCCCTTCATCTGCTGCAGGCCGTAATTGCGCTCCAGGCGGCTCAGCACCTCCAGGCGCACGGCTTTATCCATCGCTTTCACGCCTGCGCCTCCTGCAGTTGCTTGCGCAGCGCGCGGATGGTGCGATGCAAGCCGGCAATGTGCGGATAATCCTGCAGCACGCGCGGGCCACGCATGCCCTCGGGCACGCTGCGGTATTTGTCGGAGTGCCAGACCTCGGCCATGAGAACCTCGTATTGGGTGAGCTGGTAACGAAGGAAGGCCCGCGCCTGGTGCGTGCTGAGCGTCATTTCGATGGTCACATCGGCCATGCTGGGCCTCCTTTTGGGTGCAACTTCCCCTTACCCACGCGAGGCGGGCAGGGGCTTGGTGGTGCGTTTACAGGTGGTGAAGGGCTGGCGGCGGGGCTGTGCCGGGCAGCTCACTAATGGCCAGGGCCACCAGGCGCGGGGCCATGAACAGCGGCACGTCGTACTGGTGCACCAGGTGGCAGGTGGTGCGCTCTGCCAGTTGTTCCGGGTCGCCCAGGTGCTCGGCCTGATGGTCGATCACATAGGCCAACGCCAGGCGCTGCATCTGGCTGCGGTAGTCGTGCGGCAGGTGCGGGGCGGCGTTCATGCGGTGGCCCCCATGGCATCGAGTAGGTCGAGCTGGTCGGTTTTCGGCTGGCTGTCGCGCAGTGCCTGCATGCGTTGCACTGAGGGCGCGATGGGCAGGCTGATACGCGGCTTGTCCAGCCCGCTGGGGCTAAGCGCGTAATCCCAGGTGAGCGAGCCGGTGTAGGTGGCGCCGCACGCCAGGTTGCAGCACTGCGCGTACATGGTCTTGAAGGTGGGCGTTTGCGTCTCGCTGTTGCGGATGCGCATACGGCTGCCGCAGGCCGGGCAGAGGCACTTGTAACCGCCGCTGTTGGTGGTCATGGCTGGGGCTTCCTGTGCAGGGCGAGGATGGCGCCGACTTCGGCGTGGCGCGCAGCGATGTGCTGGCGGTGGGCGGTGATGATGCTGGCCAGCTCGGCTTCGTCGATCTGCCCGTCTTCCAGGGCCTTGAGGATCATCGCGTCGACCTGGCCGCGCTTGACAGCCGTACCCATGGTGCGGGTGAGCAGGTCGATGTTGTCCGTGTCTGCCAGCTCTGGCATGGCGACGTGCACGCCGTTGTAGAGGCCGCTGATGTAATCGGGCAGGTAGCTGGTGCCGGCGACCTTCTCCAGTTGCAGCACTTGCTCGTCCGTAAGTGGGCGATGGCCGGGGTTCTCGTACAGCTTGTTGTCGAACTGCTTGAGGTCCAGCCCCAGGCAGGTAGCGGCGCATTCGCGGCCCCCTGGGAAGGCGGCAACCACGGCCAGCACAGCGCGGCGGCGGCTATCAAGAATCGGGCGCTTCATCTTCTCGTTTCCCCCATTGGCCGGGCGCACTACTGTGCGTTCGCGGTTTGGCGAATACCTGGCACCACATCCGTACCGATCTCTTCAGAGAGATCGCGCAGGATGGCGAAGGCCAGGCGGCCATTGGGGAGACGATCAGCGCCCGCCCAGCGCGCGACCACCTGGGTGACGTTGCGAGGCTCGTAGCCGTGGGAAATAGCGAACTGGCGGTAGCTGCTGCCTTTTTCCACCAGACGAGCGCGAATCTGATTGGGGGTCATCGTTCGGGCCTCAGCGAGGAATCAGCAGGCAGCAAGCGCCAGAGGCGAACTCCGCCACTTGCTCGATGCCTTGCGCCATGAGCAGAAAGCCGGGTTTTGCTTCGGTGAGCTGACCTGGCTGTTCCAATACCGAAAGCAGGTCTTCAATGAGGGGCTGAGCATTGAGGGCTGCTGCACTGTGGATTTGCAGGAGGTTGAGGTGACTAGTAGCGCTACCAAGTAGCTGATGCTGGGCGTCCGTCAGCTCTGCACCTGCCGGGAATGAATCCTGCAGATGCTTAACAAGTGCTGCGTAGGTTTCGGAGAAGGCCATCATGGTTAGAGTGTTCCCGCTGGGGTAATCTGTTCTCGTTGTGAGTAAGGCTATTGCCTCAAATTGAGCAAGTCAACAGGAATTTCCTAATTTGGGAAACAAAAGTGCTGACGCCGTAACTGATCGTCTTCTTCAGGTTTACGGCATAAAAAGCGATAACCAGCTGAGTGATCTCTTGAAAATCAAGCGATCCACCCTTGGTAACTGGCGCTCTCGCGATTCGGTTCCATACGCAATTTGCGTAATGGCCGCCGAAGAGAAGGGCATTAGCCTGGACTGGCTCTTGACGGGGAAGGGGCCAATGCGTCGTGACGACGCTTCACCGTCTGCCGACAGCGCCGCAGACGATCCGCAGGAGCGAAGCTTTTTGGCTCTGTGGCGTGAGCTAGACGATGCCGCCCAGCAAGAGGTGCGCCGCGTTGCAGAAGACAAGAAACGCCTCGCCACCCTCGAACAACGTCTCACGGAGCTGGAGGCAGTTGTCGCAGCTGGCAAAAGGCTGGCATGATCTGTTCCCATTGGGAACGTAAGGGAATACCCAGATCATGTCAGCGACCGACACCCAACACCCCCCCCACCTGATCGGCCACCGCATCGCCCAAGAACGCGAGCGGCTCGGCCTTACTCCAGCCGAGTTGGCCGCCAAGCTCGGCATCAGCCTGCGCAAGATGAACGCAATCGAGGCAGGCAGCCAACGACCTCTCACAATGCAACTCATGGCCTACCTGGCTCATTGCGGGGTTGACCTGAGTTATGTGCTGATTGCCAAGAAATATATCTAGTACCTATGCAAGGAGCTGCCAATGCCTAAAGCCGGAGCGAATAAGTCTAAGCGCGTACGGTCAAGCGTTATACATGTCGCTTGTTTGAATGTGGTGCTACAGCCGCATAGCGCCGATAAATATGTGCGACTTTTTGAGACGATTCATTCCTCGAAGCTTGATGCAAAAGTTCGTGGTGATGACGCCCTTATGATCGGCTCCTTCTATAAGGCATCTGAGGATGATGATGTTGAAGAGGTGTATGCGGGAAATATTTACAAGTTCTTGAAGCTAGATCAGGCTGAGGACTGGTTTAATACTATTAAGATGGATTCTGCAACTAAGGCTGATGTCAGTGGAATTGTTATTCCAGAGCACTTAAAGCCGCATTTCAAGAAGTTTCAATATGTGTTTTTCCCTAAGGGGCACAGGCTTTATTTTGTGACGGCAAAAACAGGGCATAGCCTTTCTCCTCATATGTTGAAGAAATTTTTCGACACTATTTCCGAGCGCGATGAACTGGCTAAATTTGGTGAATTAAAGGTCACTGTTCAGCCTGAAAAAGGTGTTACTGAAGAGTTTTTCGGAATAAAAAGGATATCGCTTATTGACCTTGAGATTCTTAAGCCTAACCCAGATGATCATGGCGACCTTGATGAGGAAGTTCTTGAGCGCCTTAAGGAGTTGAATGCTGGTTCTGAGCGTCGCCAATATCATGAGGCTAACAGTTCAGGCTTGAAGCCAGATGCGCGACTGAAGGCTCTTGCTTCAGTGGCTGCTGAGAATGGTGAAGTCTACGTGAAAGGGCGTGATGGTGGGAAAGTAGTAGAGCTGAGTTCAAAAGATCGTCCTCTGAAAGCTACTGCAAGTTATAATCCAGACTTGCAGAGTGAGCTTAATGCATTGCTTGAGCAGGCTGAGGAGTTACATCGTGAGTTTGTCAGGAGAAGAAGAAATTAAGCAAGAAATACGATACCCCTACGCCGCAACCTTTAAACTGTGGCGCAAGTATTGGCAGGGCTATGGAGGAGTGAAAGGGCTTTTCAGCTCTTTTTACTTCCTCCTGGCTCTCATTTTTACATTGCTTAATTTTTTCTCATGGTCTTCGCCTGGGTGGTGGGAAATCGTTCTTTCTGTGATTCCTACGCTACTAGGCTTTACTTTGGCAGGGCTTGCTGTTTTTCTCAGCATGGACTCTGGATTTAGCAAGATCATCGCAGGGCAGGGTGGAAAGAAAAAGACATCTCCGTTTATTTCTCTGGTAACTGCGTTTGTTCATTTTATAGTTGTTCAGGCGCTGGCTTTCGTGTATGCGCTCACGGCAAAGTCTCTATATGTCAGAGTTGATTGGTTGCCAAGTATTTACTATGACTTGCTACCTTATTTAAATCTGCTGGGTGGTTTTGTTGGGTATTTTCTATTCTTGTATTCTGTTTTTCTTGTTCTGGGGGCGACTTTCTCTATCTTCAGAGCCTCGTCATGGTATGAAAGCTACATTGATGTGCTGAAAAAATCTGAAAAAGAGAAGGGTGGACAAGAATGAAAGACTTGCTCGGGTCGTTTGGGACTGTGCTTGGCGAACGACTGGTGAATCCATTTACAGCCTCGTTTTTATTGTCTTGGCCTCTATGGAATTTCAAGTTTTTTCTTGTGTTTTTCTCTGATGCAGATGTCGTGTTGAAGTTGAAATTACTATCAACAGTGGTCTATCCAACGCCATACGATGCACTCTTCTTAGGTTTTTTGGGGCCCGCCTTAACTGCGTTTTTTTATGTATTTATGTATCCGATGCCTACTCATTGGGTAATGAATTTTTCTTTGAGGCAGAAGAAGAAACTTAATCAATTGCGCCAGTCCATCGATGACGAAACACCGCTTACTCTTGAGGAGTCTAGAGAGATTCGAAGGAGATATAAAGAGGGCATTAAGATCCTTGAGGATGATGCGGAAGCTAAGCTGCAGCAAATAAAAGAGTTACGCGGGGAGCTGGCTGCAGCTGAAAGTCAAATAGCGCAACTAAAGGTCGAGAATAATAATCTCTTTTCGGCCAATTCTGATGCCGAGGATAAGGTAAGCAATTTGCTGGGAAGTCTTGCGCAGAAAAATATTGAATTTGATGATCTTTCTAAAGCTGCTCGAGCTTTGGGTAGTAAGCTTGAGCAGCTGCAGGAGGAGGCGGATAACTGTAATGCAACCATTGAAGGCCTTAAGCAGGAGAGGGATACACTAAAAGGAGCTCTCCATTCTCTTCGGGAGGGGCATTCCCTTTTGAATGCTAAAGTCAAAGAAAAAGAACTGGAGTTAGTGGGTAATAGAGCCTTGATTAGTAGCATTCAGTCGCGAACCAGTGACTTGATGGAGCTAAGTGAGAGCTACGATGAAAAAATTAACTATGTTAAGGGGTTGCTTGCCTATATTTCCACCAGTGAAAATGTCTCTGAAGATATTCGGCATGGTGTGCGAAATGCTCTTAATAAATTAAGTAATCAGCATCTTGGGGATAATTAGATTTCGTTTGTTCTATCTTTGAGCTCGCTGCGGAGTAATTTGGTATTGTAGTGGGTTTTTGGAGTTTTCTTTGCGCCTCGTAGACTCCTAATTGATATGTAGCTGTTGTTATAGCGCTAGGCGTTACAACATTCCGTGATAATCGTCTACGCTACAGATTGCCAGGACGGCACCACTCACGAAAAGGAGTTCGATCATGCCCATTCTTCGCTACCTCTGCGTTGCCCTCGCTTCTGCCCTGGTGGCCGCTTATTCGGCCATCTGGCTTGCCAGCCCTGCGCCGCTTGAACGCACCACCGCCACCATCCCGCCGCTGCGCGTTGCCCAAGGTGACAACTTGATCGTCTGGGGCGGCTGGCGCACTGTCGAAGGTTATGACCACGGCACCACCACCGGGGTGGAGATCGTCTGTAGTCGTGAGCGGCAGACCTGCCTGGAGGCCTACGCCTCGTTGCTGTACCACGACACGGGCGAAGATCTGGCCGCGCAAGCGTTCGACTATGAGGTGACCACCTGGGATGACCAGCGCGTGGTGGCCATTGATGAGGACGGCATGGGCGAATGCCTGGACCGCATCCTGAACGTGGACCTGGTGGGCGAGGGCGCCACGCTGGAATGGCGCCCTGGTGAGGGGGAATGTGAGGGCGATAGAGGCAAGGCTGTGCTGATCGGCGACCCGCTTTAACTCAATAGATGGAAGTCATGTATGAATTACGTTGTTGGCTTGATTGGGGATTACAAAAAAGAAAGCCTGTTGCTGCTTATTCTTCTTGTTGGTTTGATGCTTTACGGCATTGGGCAC